GTATCAGTTCCTGCATTTGCAGGGGTCCCGGCTTCTTTGGTTTCGGGGGTTGCGGTTGCGGCTGTGGTTTGGGTTGCTGCTGGAGCGGGCGTAGTATCGACTGCGCCAGCCGCAGAAGCGGCTGCAGGGGCTTGAGTAGTGTCTGCATTGTTCATGTCCTGTTATCCTACTTGGTTGTTGTACGTGCCTTGGCCTCACTCGAGGCGATTAAGGCGATGAAGCGTTCGCGGTTGTCCGCGCCCAGGGAGTCCACTATCAGGTGGGCTGCGAAGAGTACGCCCTGGTTGAAATCGTCACAGCGTCCACGGACGCCGCCAATGTAGCCCATGCGCCTGCACAGGTCGGCCAGCAGGGGAACGGCTGACTTCTGGCCGTCGAGGATCTCGCGTCCGTCGATGTTGCGGTTGGCGGTGGCGAGGGCGGTCTCGGCTTCGCGGCGCTCGCGTTCCTCCCGGATCGCCGCCGGTTCATGTTCCTGGAGGTATGTCTTGGTTGCGCTCATGTTACATTCCTACTCCAGCCAGTGCTCCGGCTACGGTCCCTTGGGTCGGTACTGCGCCGACCTTGGCCATGGTTTCAGTTGCCTTGAGCTGCTGCTCCTGCTGCATCTGTGCTGCGGCTGCGCTGGCGCGTTTGGCGCGTGAAGATTTGACGGTATCCTTGTTGACCAGGCAGACCTCGGGGACGCCGAGCATGTCGCCATAGAGGCGCTGGGTCGCGTCGGCGTCGAGGTTGTCGAGGGTTTCGGGGCGGACGGATGCGAGGTTCGCGCTGAAAGAGACGAACCTGTCGATCACGCCCAGCTCGCTGGCCTTCTGTGCCAAGTGGACGGAGCTGATGTACTCGATGGCGGTGTTGCTGATCTCCTGCGCCTGGTCGATGGGCTGTTCGATCTTGCCTGCCTTGAGTGCGTAGTGGCTGACCAGGTTGATGAATGGGTCGAGAAACTCGTCGTCAATGCTGGAGAGGACGGGGCCGAGCATCAGCAGGCTTTCGCCGGTGCGCTGGTAGACTTCGGCTGCGGTCATCTTGCCACGGTCCACCATGCTGATGGCCGAGAAGATGTCGTTATAAAATGCTTTAGCGATGGCGTCCTCGAGTTTGCCCTGGTTGTATTCGCAGATCTTGACTGCATCCGGGGCGCCGAGGTCGATCTTGCGGATGTAGCTGTCTTCTCCGTTGCTCGGGCCTGCTACGTTGACTCCTCCGCGGTCGAGGTTGATGCTGGTGGTGGCGTAGTCGGAGCTGGCCTGGACCGGCGGTTCCGCTGCGTGGGAGGACATCTGGAGCGAATCGTAGACGACGGCCTGCAGGCCCTTCATCATCGGGAGTGCTTCGTGTCCGCGTCCGAGGCCGTAGACGTCGCCATATTCGCGGTCCATGCGGCAGCAGATAATCGGGTTGCGTTCATAGCCGGACACGCGGATGATGCCTTCTCGCTCGTCCTTGAGGCCTTCGATCCAGTAGATGGAGCGGTAGTTGAATCCTTTAAACAGGCGCAACTTGGCGGTGAGGTCGTCAGCTTTGATTTCGTTGTAGCGGTCCGGCTCGATCAGGTTGCAAATCAGGAAGCGCTCTTTCAGGCGTCCGGTGATCTTCTGCTTCATCTCGTCGGACAGTTCGTTTCCGAATTCCTGCAGGAGCTTGTGGCCTGTGTAGCTGAACCGGCGCACGAGGCGGTTGATCTTGCCGTCGGGTCCGTTTGCCACGGCGTAGGTTCCCATGCGCAGGCAGATCGGCTTGATCACCCTGGCGGGGTCGTCGGTTACGACTAGCGTTCCGAAGCCTGCAAAGAGCAGGTGGGTGTACATGACGTGAAATTCTTTATAGGCGCCGGACCTGCGGATGATGTCGGTAATGACAGAGGTGCGCTCGTCCATCATCGTGCGGACGCTGGAGTTCTTGTTGTCCTGGCCGGATGCTCCGATGCGGAACCACTGGCGGCTGGGGCTGGTCAGATTGGCATGGAACCCGGCGGCGCCACGGCGCAGGCACATGGCCGGGTGGTTGTTGAGCATATCGGTATCGGCCTGGCTGGATTCGGTTCCGCTGTCGGAGGTCGAGTCGTACTTCTGGTCAAGGCCCTTGATGGCGGGGTAGTAGCAGTTGCGGGCGATCTCCAACAGGTGCGGGCGGATCTGGTCAAAGTCGAGTTCCATCTCGGCCCTGCGCTGGTCGCAGTGCTTACGGATGCTCAGGTAGTCTAGTGCTGGCGTCTTTGCCATGGTTAGCTTCCGAGGGTTGTCTTGGTGCCGGTGGTGGGCTGCTGAGTATCAAAGCTCCTGTAGTAGGTGCTTTGCAGGCCCTGGGCGCGTGCGCGGTTCTCACGCTGCGCGGCGACTGCCGAGTCGGTCTCGGAGGATTTGGCCTCCGCCGGTGGCGGTGTCGCTGCCATCATCTGTGAGGCTGTCGTGGGTGAAGATTTACCGAAGCTCATAGTGTGCACTCCTGCTGGTTTATGTTGCAGGTATAGTACACGCGAGCACTGTTCGCAAGGACCGACTTTTAAATTTTGATTTTCTTGCTACCTGTAGCAAAAGAGGGGTCTATTTGGCTATTTTAAGACGCACTACTTCTGTCACTTTCAGGTGCTGGATGTAGCGGATCACTCCGCATTTCTGGCACTCCAGGCGCGATTTGTCGTTCCACGTGTTGGTCACTTTCATCTTGGTTCCGCATCTGCATTTTTTCCATGGACTCATTTCCGGCTCCTTGCTGTTAGCTTCGAGTAACTCTTGGGCTGCACGGCTGTCGCCTGGCCGTGCTGCTGGTTCTTCGTGACGGGTACGATCAGCATCCTGGCGACGTCCGGGTGCTTGATGTTGGCCAGGCAGTCGAGCATGTCGTCGTGCTTGACGCTGGGGTAGAGCTGGTATTCGCTCTCGAGGAATTCGCGGATGTGGTCGCGCATGATTCCGTCGGCGCACTGGCGCAGGATGCGCGTGGGCAGGTGGATGCGTCCTCCCTCGAACTCCGGCTCCAGCCAGCGGATACGGTCGCCTTTGGCTACGGTCTGGCCGACCTCGTGAATCCGGAAGTGGTAGCCGCGGTGGTCCATCTCAGCGCGGACGTGCTGAACGTCGGACATGGCGCCGACCTGCTCCCAGAAGGTGGCGTTCGGCTTCCAGCTCTCGTGCAGGTCAAAGAGGCGATCGCTCCGCTCCTTGAGGTTGAGCCGGTCGTGGATGCAGTCCAGGATGTAGAACTGCTCATCGTTGGAGAGGCCAATCACCCACATGGTGGTGTAATCGCTTCCGGTCCCCTTGGTCTTCTTGGCGTTCGCCGAGTCGACGATGATGTATCTGTTGAGGGTCTGCGGCTTCTCGTGCCAGAATGTGACCCACTCGTCTTTGAACCAGCGCATGGCATCTCCTACGGGTTCGCAGTCTAATAATGCGGCGGCGGCCCGACTGCCGAGGACCGAGCGCCGCGTCTTGTACCATTCAGGGGTGAAGCGTTCCGGGAAGAGATACTCATACTCGCCTGGCTTGGTGGCCGGGAAGCTCAGGCGTTCAAACTTCGGGAAGTCGGGATCTTCCTTCATCTGCTTGATGATGCGTCCGTTGAGGTCGTCTGTGTGCCAGCGGGTGGCGCAGACGATGACGATGGCCGGGTCCGAGGCGCGGGTGATCAGGTTCTGGGCGAAGGCCTCCCAGGTCTTGTCCCGGTAGGTTGTGCTGTTGGCCTCCTCCGCGTTCTTGCAGTAGTCGTCGACGATCACGAGGGCGCCACCCTTGCCGGTCAGGGTTCCGAGCAGGCCTGCCACCGTCACGATGCCGGCGTTGTTGGCGAGCTGCCACTCCTTCACGCTGTTGTTGGTGTCGGAGAGCCTGGCGCCAGGGAACAGGGCGCGGTAGGCTGGCGACTGGATGATCAGCTTGGTGCGCTTGGTGAAGCTGTAGGCGAGGTTGTCGCTGTAGCCTGAAAGGACCACGTCCGGTTCCATCTTCTGGCAGGCGCCGAGGAAGAATGCCGGGAATGCGCGGGAGACGAGGTCGCTCTTGCCGTGTCGAAACGGTACGTCAATCATCAGGTATGTCGACTGTCCGTTCTGGAAGTCTTCGACTGCTTTGGTTAGGCGCTTGGCGATCTCTCGCGTGTGCTTGCCGATCAGCAGGGGCTTGGGCATCCACCAGCACCAGTCCATGAAGGCGAGGAAGTCACGCCGGGCGGATCGCCTGGCGCGTTCAAGGAGCAGCAGTCTGGCCTCGTCACTTTGCAATGGTTCTGATCCTTGCTTCGAGCTGTTCGTCGCTCATGTTCTGGAGGTGGGGCGGGATCTGTCCGACTGCGGAGAGCTCCACGTCGACCTTCTTCGGGGCTTCGTATCCGAGCATCTCGCCGAGCTGCTTGGCTGCGGCCAGGCGCTTGGCCACGCCGACGGGGACCTCCACCTCGACGGTTTCCATGGAGCCGTCCGCCTTGCGCAGGGTCTTGACTACGGTTTCCTTGGCCAGGCCTCGCATCACTTCGGCGAGAAACCGTGTGACTTCTCCTGGGCTGGCGACGGTGTCGAGCTGGGCCTGCTCCTTGAGTAGGCCGAGGTGCTCCTGGACGACCGGCAGCTTGGTCAGTTCGTAGGCCCGCTTGTTGGCCGCCGCGGAGGTCCATTGCCGGCTTGCCGGGTAGACCTCGCGGAGAGCAGCCGACGCGTTGCCGAGCCTGAACATCGCCTCAGCAAACTTGACGTGGCGTTCTTTCGTGGCTTCGCTTCGCGTTGGCTTCTTGGGTGGCATTACTCTTGATCTCCGTAGATGTTGTAGGGGCCCGCATAGGCGATTGGCAGTTCCTTGCAGATAAAGCCTGCCGCTCCGGCGTGGCCTCCTCCTCCGTATCGCTTGGCGATCTCGCTCACGTCCACACCTCGATCGCTGTACAGGCTGCAGGTGAATGCGTCACCTTTGTGTTCGTAAGCGCAAAGGATCGAGAAGGCTGTTTTGCTGGATTCGAACGCCTTGGAACCTCTTACTCCGTTCATGCACAGGATCTCGTGTTCAACTCCGGCAATAGTCCCGACCCATCCAATGGCTTTCAGCTTCCCAGCGTTCTGCTTCTTCTGGTGCTGGTTGATAATCTGGCCGCGACTGACGACCTTTTTCCATGCATCTTCGTCCATGATGGCTGCGTCCCAGAAGTTTTCCCTTTTATCTGTGGCCGGCGATCTGTCAAAAAGTTGGCTTCCTGCGAGGAACTCCATGCTCTCAGGCAGTTTGTGCTTCCATGCGTCGTGATCATCTACGAGCTGGACGGCGTAGGGGGTTGGTGTGTTTGGGAAGAAGTACAGCCAGGCGAGCAGTGTCGCGCTGTCGGTGGTCCGGCGCAGTCCGCAGAGGCCTGTGTAATCCGGGAGCCCTTCGATGGCCGTCTTGTGGTGGTCTATCCAGATGATATGGGCGCCTGTCTGCTTGAGCGCGTCCATGGCATCCTTCTTGAAGCTGTAGTCTACGATGATGCAGATGTCATCCTTTGTGACTGCTTCAAAGTTTGGAGTCTTGCTGTAGTCCATCTCGTAGAACGAGATCGTTGTTTGCTCGTGCTTTTTTTCCATTGCGATTCTGGCGATGTAGGCGGAGCATCGTCCGTCGTTGTCGTTGTGGTGCCAGATGTGGATCGTCTTGTTCATGTGGTCTTGGTCCTTTCTGTTGTTGGTTTTGTTGTTAGCGATCTTTGTCCCTTGAG